TGTCATGCTTGGAAAATTAAGGGCACACATTCAGCGCCTGAAGATGTTCCACCATTTGAGCATTTCTTTTCAGAAGCAATGGAAGAAATACGTGATAAGCTTATGCAAGGTGAGAAATTAATAGATTGCAATAAGTGTTATGAAATGGAAAAGTATGGAAAAGATTCTTATAGACTTAAAGCCATTAAACAACACGGACTTTTAGATACCGTAAGAGATGTCTCACTTAAATTAAGAATCAACGGTAGTAGTTGTAACTTAGCATGTTATATGTGTCATCCTTATAACTCATCAACTCGTCGTAAAGAATTAAGAGAAATCTGGGGCGATGATTTTGATGTTATGTTTTCTGATCATAATAAAGTTAAATTTACTTCTAACGACAAGTCAATGAAGCGCAGTATTTGGAATGATACTATTGCTAACATTAACGACCACATTCATTTAGTTAAAGAAATCCATATGACAGGAGGTGAGCCTTTACAACTTCCTCGTCACTGGGAATGGATTGACAAAATTTCAGACGAAGATGCAAAGAATATTGATCTCACATATGATTCTAATATAACACAGCTTTCATACAAGAATCACCACGTTTTAGATTTGAAAAAAAAGTTTAAGACCGTACATTTTGGAATTAGTTGCGATCACTTTGGCGAAAAGTTAGAATACATCCGCTATCCTATAGAACATAAACAGTTTGAAGAAAACTTAAAAGTTATTATCGAAAACTTTCCACATTGTATCAATGGCACAGTTGGATTACTAAACATTGATGAGCTAGATGAAATACAAGAGTATTATAAAAATCTAGGTGCAAATATGAATTTCAACAATATTGTTTCTTCACCTAGAGCTCTATCAATAAGAAACTTACCAGACGATTTGAAAGAAAAGTATAGACAAAAATATCCTCAACACACACTAGTGATTGCTGAGCTAAACAAACCTAAGCACACCGAAAAATGGTATGAGCATATGTCAGAGTATATGGATAAGTTATACGCTCATAGAAAATTGGATTGGAGGAAAATGTTTAATGCTAAGAATTATAGCAGTTAACACAGGATCAAAGTATAGCCAATGGTGGACTGACAATCTTATTCACATGATTGACACGTACTCTGGCTTGAAGTATGACGAATTTGTAGTGTTGTCTGATGATAGATACGAGCTTCAAGTCGCAAACAAACTTGTAATGTTTGACAAGTTTCGCGATGGTCAAAACATTTACTTTGATTTAGATGTGATTATTAAAGGAGATTGTAATAGGTTTCTATCAGACGCTTTAAGAGTATGTTGGGCGTGGTGGCGTCCTGCTTATCATACTCCTTTGAACTCAAGTATTATTTCTTGGACAGGAGATAGAAGCGATGTATACGAAAAATGGAATGAAGATCCAGAATACTACATGCTTAAATATAACAAAGGAATCGACCAATACTTACATGAAGTAATTAGGCCGAATCTTCAGTTTTATTGGTATGGCTATTGCTCGTATCAGACAGAGACTCGAGATTTACCGGAGTATCCGGTTGTTCTGATGAATCAACGACAGGAGGAGATGCTTTCTTCTGAGACTTTTTCGAAGTACTTACTTCGTCAACCTTGGCTTCTTCCCTAAGCAATTCACATGCAAAATAGATAGCGTCAACTAAAGTAGTTGCTTTTCTAATTTTTGATTTAATAGCACGATCTTTTGCTTTCTTAATACGATCTATCTCAAATATTTGTAGCTTTGTAAGAAAAAGTTTTTCTTTATCTTTTTCAGGATCAAAGTCTGAAAAAATTGCCGTAGCTATAGCTTTGTAAATTTCTGTATTTACAGAATCAACATCGTAAATATATCCGCGCTCTTTTGCGATTGTAATTACGTCTCTTTCAAACGCTTCATTATCGTCACGAATTTGTTTGAATGTAGCAACATGAATTTCATCAATTGTCGTATGTTTAAGAACTTCTTTCCATGCATTGTTATCTTTATGAGCAACAATGTTTTCTTCTTCAACAGTTGCATCTGCATTTGCCCAAAGTACTAAACACGATGTCCGAGCGTTATCTGTAAATGTCGCTGATATTAATGTCTTTTCCATACTATTCCCTATTTATGTTAAGCGCGAAAGTTGCTGAAGTAACTGCTGTTCCATTAGGATGTTCTTGCGCTCTATAATCGTTGTTATTAACCTTGCGAGTTCTATATACACCACCACCGTTTAAGATAGTGTTAGTCATTCCAGTACCACGCTGTTGACCAGATCCATTAATATTGTATCTAATTCTATTACCCGTACCACCGTCAGACGCTCTCCAGTTTATACCTGATTTCAAAATACTTTCAAGAGATGTTTTCGTCATAGTTTGAATGTCGCCACCAGAAGTAAGAATAACTGGAGAAACATACGTACTATTAAATGTAGCCTCGGTCATATCAACAAGATCCCAAGTTTGATTACCTCGCCACAAATAAAAGCTAGTGACAGTAGTGGATTGATCTAATGTTTCAGGAATTCCTGACGCGCTATATGCACCAGTGTTTGCTCTAGTATCAACAAACACTGCAGTACTAGATACTAAACTCTGATTAGATGTAGCTGCATTTGTGTTTCTAATTTTATATACGCCGGGCCTATCTGATCCATCAGTAACAATATCAATCGCCTGAGTAATAAAGGTGTCAAAGAAATCCTCTTCTGACATGGCTCTTAAATTATTGTCACCGTCAAGATAAAGCGGGTATCTACGATTATTAGTATCTGTTGGTTCACTAAGAGAACCATTGTTGACACTAAACCTGTTATAGTTAACTGTCACAGTTCCGGGTTCAGCTGTTTCACCTTCATTTGGAAATCTATTAACAAAGGTTCTGTAAGCACCAGCTTTTTTACGAGTGTCAGCAAGGTTTCCAAAATCACCTCCAGATGAAACTACAGAGAGTGTTGGAACAATTTCGCTTGTATCACCGAACGCATAAACCGCTAAAGACCTAATAGCTTTTAACATAGGTCCAGTCATCGTCTGAAAAGCAGACGCGCTTTCATCGTAATATACAGGTCTTCTTAACGTCATAATTAGCTACCCGGTGAATATAGTGTCTTAACTACAGATCCGCTTGAGTCTTTAATTTGGAGAGTCACAAGACTTGCTAATTTTACAGAGCTAATTGAACTTGAATCTATCTTTCCAGCATTAATAGAAAAATCTTGAATCATAGCTCTAGTAATAGCGTTATCGTCTACATGAGTAGAATCAATTGCGTCATCTGCAATAATTATTCCTGTTACTGCATCAAGTGCAAGCTTGGCTTCCGTTACACTTCTATCTTTTAACGCAAAGCCAGGAATAGCATCACTGTCAAATCTTATTGCCGAATCAAGTGGAAAGAATTGGTTGTTATTTGAAAGTACTGCTGAATCAATCATTGATTGAATAGTTGCCGAGTCTTTAGCATTAGTATTAATTTCGTTAATAGCACCTACAAGATCTGAATCTTCAGAAGTTTGTAGTTGGTCCAAATCTCCGAAAAACCTACTAATGGTATTAGTCTTGGTTCGCCAATCGTCAACAAGATCGTTTATGTCTACCGTTACTCTTCTAGCCATCTAATTTTCCTACTAAAGTTTTAAGCAAGTTTTTGATCTCGCCTATCTCCTCTTTGAGAGTATTTATTTCATCTCTCTGAGATTGTTTTCCTTTTTTCGCCATTTTAGCTTTTTCAGCTTCAACTGAATTCACGTTGAGAATGGCGTTGTTAGTTCTATCTCTTCTCCAACCCGGTGCGTTCTCAACTTTAATATATCGTTTTTGTGTGTCCATTATACTATCAGTGCTATTACTCTTAAATCTTGGAAGACTGGAACTCTAGCATTGTTAGAACTAAACATCACAATCTTTAATGCAAATCTAGTAAATGGCGTATCTAATCCGGTATCGCCACCAACCAAATACTCATACTCTCTAAAGATATTTGGGTTATCGTCTGTTGGTTGTGTAACTTGTCTAACAACTTCTTCCCAATTAGTATCAGAGAATGTTTGTCCTTCTTGAAGTGTCTTAAAGTAAACCTTAAAGTCTGTGACTGAAGGGCGGTTAGCTGAAAGAAGAATTTTCAAACCAACAGCATCTTCTACTAGAGTTACTGGTCTAGTAATATGTTTAGCAAGCGCACTACCAGCACCCGGATCTGTTTCTGGAACATACGTAATAGGATTATTTCTGCCAGAAGAATCTCCGTTAGTCGATTGGAAGTCAATACGATTATGAACTAACCATTGAGATGCTCTTTGCATGTCAACTACCGGAGATAAGTTTTCATCTCCACTTTGAAGTACTATTGACATCGTATTAGATTTAATACCTGATGCAAGGTTAGATGTTCTTTGCTCTGCAGATGGAACTAGCTGAGGAGCATTATAGAAATTATTTTCATACATCGATAAAGGAATATATGTTGAACCTTTAATGTATGCACTAGACGTTAGATTATTTTGCTCAACACTTGAGAATCCAGTTGTTGCAATCGCAGCTAGTTGTAGCCGTGTTCCTTCTGGTGTCATTGTCTGCACTGCAGGTATAACTGTTTCATACAGTATTTGTCTACTTGCTTGGATAGCACGTCCACCAATATTTGCTGTTGATGTTGCATCAGAATCTAAATCAATTCTAAAGAAATCGTTATCAGCTGAGTCAATTGTTCTAGAACCTATAATTGATTTTCCAAGGATGCCACTATATCTAGTGCTTGAGTCGAGTCCATATAATACAACCTCGTCTCCTTTTTTGAATCCATGATCTCTATGAGTAACGGTTGCAGTATTTACACCATTGGTTACAGCTATTGGGTCTGTGATTAACTGCGAAGGACCTGGGTCTACGTTTTCCATAATCACAGTTGCATCTGTATCAAACACTGCAGTGTAAAGTTCAAAGGATAAGTCAGCGTTTTGAGCAGGTTCCCAAGTAAATGAGTTTTGAGATTTGAATAATGAGCCAAGGCTTGGCTGTTGAGTAATACGTCTTTCAGTAGAACCAAAGATAAACTCTCCGGTTTCTCCGACATAAACATTATAGCCAATAGTCTCTGCCTTTAGAACTATCGCATATTCCCGTCTGCCTTCAAGCATGATAGGCTCATCGAACTCGAAGTATGTTATTTTAGTACCATCGGCTGAAATATCACTTGCACCTAAGTTCTTAAATATAACAGATCCTGGAATAGTATCGTACGCATTAGGATGTCCATTAACCATAGTACGCAATTCTAGTTGCACTGGAATCTGTTCATCTCTAGTTGCAAACCTAACTCCAACCTTCGTAACAAACATGCCGTTAATTGCATCGACAAAGAATGATTGTGCAAGAGGATCACTTCCTCCGTCGCCACCGCCATCGCCGTCGTTATTGTTATCCTGTGGTGGAGGGTTTCTAACAAATCTACTTGAAGTAGAAGAATTTGTATTAGTAACGATGTTTAGATTACGAGTACTTCTAATATCTTCTTGTCGTGTTTCTAAGATACCGGTTGCAGAATAAATTGATGAAGCTATAGCAGTTGCATCTTCTTTTTTGTCTACTGTAATGTCTAAGAATCTTAATACTCTATCGCCACATCTAAACTTTAATGCAGAACCGTTCGGAATAAAGAATGAACCTTCAACCGCACCATTAGCATCAGTAGTAATAATGGTCTTACCTTCAGGGTGTTGAGTTGCATTATTATGACGTGAACCGTATTGCTGAGGGTCATCAGAAATTCTTCTAAATGTTTCTTCTCTAACCCAATCAGAAACATCCTTTCCATCGAAGAATGCAAACAATCGTGTTTCAGGTTTTAGGCCTTGAGCCTTAAAGTAAATTTTACGAGATCTCATGAATGGAATAACAGCAACATCAAGAACTCTATCGCCAATCACTTCACGAATAGTTTCACCAGTAACAATTCTCGTAACAGCTGTCGTAGTCGTAGTACTGAAAGTAACTCCGCCTCCTCCTGCGCTACTGCTATTGGTTGTTCTGCTATTTCGTCCAAGCTCTCTACCAGAGAGGTTGTTAATATCAGTTCCACCCCATTGCCACTCCCAGTTATTCCAAAGAGTGTTCTGTCTTGGGTCAAGTCTAAATCCTCCATCAATAATTCTAGGAGGAATACGATTTACTTCTCTCCAATCGTCAGATTGAGGTGAAAGATTAAGTCTACCTTTATGAGTAATAACTTGGAACGGGTTAATATTCATTGTTCCAGAATATAGAGGCTGATTAATTTTTCGTGTTTCAGTATATTTGATGTAGACGTTATCACCTTTTTTAATAGTATTAGTAGATAAGTCTGAATCATACTGGAAAGGAATTTGATCTTCAGCAAAGGTTGGTCGTAAGATTCTATTTCTAGGATCAATGGCTGCTCTATACTCTTCATCTCTCGTGTTGGATGATAGATGGTCTGAGAAGTTATCGACTAAGAATCCAGCTTTAGTTCTATCTGCTCCTGTTGAATCAAATACAGAGAAGTTTCTTACATTTAATTCAAGCGCTGATAGCGTAGCAATTTCTTCGAGTTGATCAAGTCTAGTTTCAAGCTTACCAATATCTTTCATAGTAAACCCTTTAGTTTCGATCAAGTCAGTATCTAAATCTGAATCGTTGAGAACGTATGGATTCAATTTAAGTCTATAGAGCTCAGCTGTTCCGGCCGGTGTTTCAGGATACTTAGGTGAAAGAGAAGACCTACCTTTAACGACACTTAATTGGCCAGTTTCATTAATGATAAGCTTATCATATCTTGGAAGATAATATTCTACATCTGTCGTGATTAGATCATTCGCTGTAGGCAATTCGTTTACACGAGCAGTACCTCCTAGGAAGTTTATAGCATCATCTGTTTTACGTGGTCTGAAATCAAGAACATCTCTTAAGTTTATAACTGTACCATCGGCTAGTGTGTGATTAGGAATCTTGTCATATTCAACTTGACCAGTGTATGAGTTAACAGCAAAGAAGTCTCCTGATGCACCATGAGTAAAATACTTAAATGCAACTGCAACATCGCCTGTTGGTTTTTCAGCACCAGTTTTTAGAATAATACGTGATGGTATGTACGAATTATCACGTTGGCCATTATCAATAACAAATCTATTAGAAATATCTTGGCCTTCTGAATCTCCATCTCTGATAAAATCAACTTCAAATAAGTCTGGCTTTCGTAAATCTAAGAATACTAATCCAGTACCATCACTCTCCAGCGCGCTATCTACAAAGGTTCCATTAGTAGATGTTGACGCAGGTTTTAAGTTTGCCGCGAGAGTATTAGGAATCTGAAGAGTTTTATTTCTTATAGAACCTTGTCCTTTATTAACTTTTACCAAAGCTTCGAAGTTTGTAGATGTTGGTCCATTCGAAAGGTTAACGGCCTGAGTACCTACGCCTGAAATAGAGACATCGCTAGAAATCACCGCACCGCTTGAGTCAACAGTAATAATCCATTGATTGGTGTTACCGAAGTTTTCACCTGCTGCAGTTAGTGTAAGCGATGCCGCACCCGTATTATCAAAAGTTCCAGTATATCTTCTTTGAACTTCTAAAGAAATATCGGTTAGCTGTTTAGGTCTACCAGTTGGAAGCTCAAATAGTAGATTGTTTGCAGCTGGATTTGAGAGGACTGCTTGGCTAACACCGTTTCTTAATGTGGTCTTAACATTGGCGTAGTCAGCAGAAGAAGCACCAATAGATCTTACGTCTCTGAAGTTTTTACCTGAGTTCATGTCAATATCGAACAAGTACATGCGATAGCCTGCGCCATCTTCTTCAACCGCTCTTACTTTAGCAATTCCTATAGTCGAACCGCCGTGATTAAGAGCATCTCTTAGGTTTCTATCTTGTAAAGCTTGAATGTTTGGAACAGTTTTAAGTGAATCTATTAAAACGTAGTTGCCATAGTCAGCAGCTACAACTTCGTTATTCAGTGTTTCTGTTTCTCTAGCTTTATCAAGTGTGATAGTACGAGGAGTATTATTAGATGATCTATATCCATTAATGTACGTTACACCAGTAGAAATATCTAGATCAATTTTAGAATTATCTGATTCGTTTTCATCAAATTTAATTTTGAATTGTTTAGTAGTGAAGTCACCGTTAATTTCTGAAGTTCTTCTTGCAAGAGCATCAGCAATTTTATTATAATCGTCAAAGCCTGTTACAGATTCAGTGATAACACCTCTTCTAATTTCTCCATAGAATACGAAGTTTTCGTCAGAATCAACATCTGTTTTATCTGTAAGTTGAAGTCTAATACGATATCTGTCTGCGCCCGGTGCAGATCTATTAGGCAATGCACCTTGGTTGTCATAAAGAGCATCAGTATCTTCAGCTCTAACAATATCTTGAATTACTTTGAATCCAACCGTAGCTGAAGCTTCGCCAGAATACTTGTCAATGATAATAGATTGTTCTGGAGCAAATACAAAGTGTCCTTGTACGTAAAAGTCTCCTCTATGTACAGAGATCCTTGTGCCAGTACCGAAAGCAGGATTAGCAGTTGTGTTAGTTGTTTGAATACTATAAGTGTCACCACCAGATGAAGTAATATCTTCACCTGCATTAAACTTAACTGGACTTGTACCCTGTGAAACAGATGGAGTATTAGTCTTGGTGTATCTGATATAGAGAGTAGCAGGATCTGTTACTGTAGAAGCTACAACATCTAAGATAACACCTTTAACACCAGTGTCGTTACCAGTAATAGTTTGACCAATCAAATCTGATGGAGTGTTTGGCAACCCATTAACTGTAGTGTTAAGCTTAACAAATTCATAGTTAGTGTTTACGGTAATACCACCTGGGTTTACTGCAGCACCTTCTTTGAAAACGTGTGAGCCAAGTCTTTCCATTTCTCTCTGGATAATTGTTTGCAGCTGTGTAAGTTCACGAGCTTGCAAAGCTTTACCTGAGTTAAATAGTATCCTATGATAGTTATCGGAATCTCTAAAATCATCCTTATAAGTATCACTAAAAATCTTTTTGGTGAAGTCAACTGCCATCTTTTTTTACCTATTAGAGTTGAACCACGATCTTAATATCTTCGATCTGGTCTGCCGATCTTTCAATTGGCGATCTGTTATCAATATATAGTATGTCGCCCGTCAACGGATCGACAGTTGGAAACCTATACGCTCTAGAATCTGAGTCTACACCCGCAGCTTCAAGAATTCCATCACCGTTACCATCAACTTCAGTAAGAGTTTCACCTTCTTGGAAAGTTCCAAAACCGGTTTCTTCTGATTGGTGATAATAAACAAAGCTTGAATCAATGAAGTCTACATATGCTTTAGCTGTAGAAGAACCACCTTGAATTGTTCTATCAAGTGTAAACGGAGTATTGATAGTTGAAATTTTCAAGTAGTTCAATGTGTTTGCAACTGAACCAGTAAATACTCCAGTTGAATCTGCAAACAATGGATCTTTATAAAGAACTGTCTGTCTAAAATCGTTACCTGTTTGAATAGTATCGCCTTCAGTACCATCAACTTTAGTATTAAACATAAGTGCAAAAGATCTTAAATCTTTTCTTGGATCAGCACCGAGGCCTGAGTCCTGAGATAACATAGCTCTAGCTGATGCTCCGGCTCCACCTCCACCAGTTATTGTAACAGATGCATAATCATAACCTGCACCTAGTGCTTTACCAGTTCCGGAATCGTCCATTTCAATTTTAACAACAATACCACCAGCCACTGTCGCTGTCGCAGCTGCACTTTTTCCTGTGTTATTACCTAAGAACGAGATAGTAGGAGCAGTAGTGTAACCACTTCCTCCATTAGTTATAGCAACACCAACAATTTCTCCAGCTGTTGCTGCATCCTGAGTCTGAGCTTGGTTAACTTCAATCGCTGATAATCCAGGAGCACCAGCTGAATCAAGAATTTTTGAAACTGGAATAAAGTTAGCAGAAGTAAAGTTCACACCTTGAAGAGCTCCAATGGTGTAAAGATATTTCCACACATAACCATCAGAAGTTCTAAGAACCGCTGTCGCAGTACCTGTTGGTTTAACTGTAGAAGTAACAGGTGCACCCGCAGTATTCTTACCTTGCTGAATACACATGTAAACTGAGTTCTCATCAGTAAGAACATAATAGGCGTTCGTAGGATAACCAACCTGTGAATCATCATAGGCAGAGTACGTTGTACCAGATGACCAGTTATATCGAGGAACAACAAAGGAAACGTTTGCAGCAGACTTTACTGCTTGCATACCGAATCGAGCATTTCTAATTTCTCTTTCACTATTAAGAGGTGTCGGAGGAGTATCAGAACTATCCCAGTCTTCTGACCGACCGATTCCAATATAATATTTACCTGCGCCTGTATTAATGTCGTCAAACAATTGATCGACAAATTGGCGCTTAAGTCTGTTTGTAATAATAGCTGTCATTTGTTATGTCCTAAAACTTAAACCAGTTTGTTCCGTCCCAAATCAGTTGGGCTCCTGTATTTGTAGCAACAGTGAAAGTTCCTCCACCCGCAAAGCTTGCTGCAGTAACAGTAACAAGACCGGCACCTTTGTTAGTTATCATTTTCATTTCACCTACTACAGTACCGTTGTTGAGAGTTGCTGCAACCGCGCCACCTGAGTTAAATATAATATATCCTGCTAAGGCACTCATCACGCCACTAGCAGTTTGGGTAGCAGAAGAAACCGCAACCTTTTTATTAATTACCGCGCCTGTACCTTGAGTTTGAATTGAAAGAGAAACGTCAGCATCAGTACCTGTAGCATTAATTGTCGGAGCATTACCTGTAGCCGCGTTAACAATACCTACTTCATTGACTGAACTTGCTATGGCTGTAACGTTAAGAAGATTAGCGCCATTAATATCTAAGATATTTCCGTTAAGTGCAACATCATTTAACGTAGCAGAATCAAGAGTTTTGTTAGTTATTGTCTGAGTTGTTCCAGCAAATACGAATGTATCGCTATCACTTAGCACAGGTAAATTGATATTTCTATCAGCTAATAATTCGCCAGCAACTAAATCGTAAGTGTGATTCGCAGAAAGGTCATTAATCTTTGGTGTTGTTAATATTGGTGATGATAATGTTTTATTTGTAAGAGTCTGACTAGAAGAATCTAGAATCACTTCACCTGATGCATTTGGCAAAAAGATTTCCTGATCTGTATTTGGATCTCTTACCTTTAACGTCGTTTCATTACTATCTGTTGTTGTTCCTTCAAATACTAGTCCATCAGCCGCAACCGAAAGTTGACCTGAAAGCGTGTTTGAATCTCCGCCAAGCTTTTTATAAAGCTCTACGAAGTTAGAATTTAATTTGTTGCCGGCTGCTCTTAGGGTATCACCTGTCCCGTCGTTGGCAGCTGAGCCTACAGCAATATTTTGTCTAGACATTATCTATCCCTTAAAGAATTTGTTTCTATTTATAATCAAGAATCAAACAATTCGAACCTTTCGAAGTCCATAGTTTCAATTTCATTAGACATTCTTACTACACCGTCACTATCGCCTGTGTCTTCGTCGAAGGTTGGTGAGTTAACATCAATAATACCATTTGTTCCTGGTGCAAACCTGCTATATGTTGCAGCCAATTGTGCAATAGACATTGAACCAAAAGCTTTGTTTTCAATAAACCGATATACTGTTTCATCACTATCCAAGTCTATTCCATCCACTGCTCTACCAACAATTTCTGCTGTGTTATTACCAAACACCAATTCAGAGGTTGCTGCTTCGATTATAATCTGGTTCGCTGCAGAGTCAATTGCAACATTAGGCATTGGATTCTGAATTAATACTTCTTCAGTTGAAAGCTCCAACACAACCTGACCGCCAATAAAGAAACCGGCCGGATGTACAAATCTTCTATATAGTTCTTTCCATCTTGCAATTGGAACTGAAGATTTAACTAGAATAGAAAAGATCTGATATAGCGCACCATTCTGAATAAACTTAAGAGATTCAGCACCAATTAAAGATTCACTAACAATAAATAAATCTTCTTTAGGAAAATCTATTTCTACAGTTTCTTGGAAGAATGCTCTAAAGAATCCTTCAGCTGAATAACGCGTACCTTTAACTCTATAAAAATTAGCAAAGCTTCGCAGCGCTTCTCTTGGATCTTTGAAATAATCTCTAGACGCACCTTGAGCAATTTCGGCAAAGATCTGATCTAGCTGAGTTGTTGTAGCAGCCTCAATATCTCTGATAGTATATAGGTCATTCACTAGACTGGCTGTTTCATCCTGACTAGCGAATTCAAAATAACCTTCTAGAAATTCAATAAGGTTTGGGTAGTCTCTCTGAAAGTATTCAGGTAAGACTTCCTGTACAATCGAATTTCGTACTTCAAGATTTCGTCTATTATAATTGTCTAACATTATAGCGTCACATTAACTGTTTGTCTATCCACTTGACCTGATGCAAACGAAGCGTCTTCATCAAGTTGAATGATATAGTTTCTAAGAGGTCTGATTACTGATTCATCTGCTGGCTTAGCAGAAATTTTCAAAAAGCTTGTACCTGAAGTAATAGCTGTAGGAGCAAAACCATTTAGTTCAATTCTTCCAGCTGCTGCATTATATTCTCCAACGTTATCTCTAACTACGTTACCAAGAGTATCAGTAATGATAAGTTTGTTTTTATTTAATTGGTTTTTGATTAAGCAAACTTTATTATCTAATCTAAATGTAGATGAAGTAATAATCGTTGTAACGTCATCCGGTGCAGCAATTGTTATTGGGAAGTTAATTACATAAGATAGTGATTGATTGAGTGTTGGCTCAAATCTTTGTTGAACTTTAACATCTACACGAGATGAAAGAACCGCATCACTAATATCATCAACGCCATTAAGCATAGACGACCTTCTAAAGATTCCTCCGAACACTCCAAGGTTATCTGCAAAATATGTTTTCATATTAGCAAAGACAGAGCTTTCTGTAGATGCCTGAGTAACGTTAGTTAAATTCGGGTCAAAGTTAAAGACAGTAATAGCTTCAATAAATGTTTCAATTGGATCTACGAAAACAGTATCAATTGAAAGTACTGATAAGAAGTTTGTTAGGTTCTGAACAATAGCATCTTTAGTCGCAGTCTTTTGTTCTTCAGTAGTTCCATTAGCAAACTTAAGTCCTACATACACATTTCCATAATTTGCTGGAACATTATCTTCACCGCCCCACGCAATTGCATCTTGGATGTTTGAATAATTTTCTAGAATAATAGCTTTATAATCTTCGGCAGTTACTAATCTTTGCTGTGCAGCAAAAGCAATAGGCGCATTCTGTCTAATAGATTCGATTGTTTGTCTTTTATCACCACCGGTAGCAGCTGCCGCAGTAGTTACTGTTAGATCGAATCCAGTTCCATTTACTGAGAACTTCGCATTAGGTGTAAATACTTCACCGCCATTTGCGATCTCTCCTACACATGAAAGATACTCGACTGTGACAACGTTACCTGTTGAAGGTGATTGACCAAATGATACTCCATCACCGAAGTTTAACTCGTAAAATCCATTAGGAGTTTCGGCTAATTGATAAAATCTAGAAGTAGAAACAACCCGCACTGCTTTAGCAATATCGACATAAGATGCAAATGCTGTTGCACTTGGGGAGTTATAAACTTTTACAACTGCAGTAGACGTATCAATCGTTAAGTCTGGAATAACATATAATTGTCTTTCACTTGTTTCACCTACATAAAACGTTTTTGTTTTAAGTGAACCTTCTTTAATAACGATAGAAGGAGAACCTAATGAATTAACAAATGAATAGAATCCAGTTCCATCATCAGTGGCTGTACAATTTTCTAATGTCTGATACGTATAAGATATGTCATCAACAGAAGCAGAGAACTTAGTACCAGATGCTAGAGTATATGTAGTGTTTCTATTAGACACACCTGAAAGGTTCAGCGATATATTTACTGTAGCTCCTGCTGCAGTTCTACTTCTTACTTGATAACCTAAGGATTGTGCATGAGAAACAACTGAGCTTCTAAGCTGAGCAGTATTAAGGAAAGCTTCATTCAAAGCAAAGTTTGCGTTTAGTGCATTAAAGTGTGTGTTATATGCTAAGACATCTAAGATGTTATTAATACCAGCACCTTCAAAATCAAAATCAGAAAATTCTGACTGAGCAGCTAAATACGTTTTCAGATTGTTTTTAATCTGTTTGAAATCTAATTGCGTTGATTCAATATTTACTGTAGCCATTTATCTTAACCTTGTAATGTTTGTTTCTAAAGTTATGATTTGATCTATGTTTTTAACTAAAAACGTTATCTTAACTCTGATTTCATTTCTATCGATATTAGGAAAAACTTCTAAGTCTAAAACCTGCGCTCTAGTCTCGTAATTTTCGATAGCTCTTACTACCTGATCTCTAATATCAAATTCTATGTCTGCATCTGCTAGTTCGAATAAGAAGTCGCTTAGGTTACCACCAAAGCTACTAAATGGTTTTTCACCAGTATTAGTTAAAAGAAGATTTTTTACTGATTGCTTAATTGATGCTGCATCAGTCTTCTTATATACATCTCCATTAGGACGAGCATTGAATGCTAAATCTATATCTGAAAATGCACGTTTACGAGCTGCAGTTAATGTACTCTGCGTGCTTAAGTTACCATCTTCTACGCTAAATGCTCTGGATGCCATAGGAACTCTCTAATTTATTATCTCTATTTATACTGGTTTCTCAACTTCTACGAACTCTTTATCACTTTGAACTTCAAAATTAAAGCTAGTCTCGATCTTCATTGAATAGACTCCAGTAAAAGTTTCATCAACCTCTGGCATTACAATAATAATTTGTGCATTCAATTCTCTATCTGGATTCAAAGTATCGTAGTCTAATATAAGCTTTTCATAATAAAGGTTATCTTTCAAGTACACTGCTAGATCAAACGTTTTCTGTACATCTGATACACCTTCGCTATTAACTAATTCGTATACAGCAGCACGACCTTTTGACATAAGATCATTCAATGAACCAGCTTCAATTCTTTCATTTTCTCCGGGTTTATATAATCCTTCAACAACAACCATACGGTAATCTTTGAACTTACCTTCATTATCGTCTACTGATTTCAGCGCTTCGGCTTGTAGATAAAGTTGTCTTGCGATAGGACGTCTAGCCTTAGGTTTAATATGGCGAAGAGTAATAGGATCACCTCGTCCACCTAAGTACTTAGCAATAGTAATACCCTTTGTAAGCTTAGTGCTAGGAAGAATGTTTGTGCTAAAGTTAACATTGTAAACAGGATCTGGCAGCATTTGCTTGACAGTAGGATTCGGCTTAAACTTTGTTGTAGCCTGAGTAGGATTCTGTTGACCAATGTGAACAGACCCAATAGTATCTGTAGGCTTCTTTGATCTTATTCTATTTACGCTTGGAGGAGTTGTATTAGTAGTATCATCACTAATAGCACCAGTACCTACGGCTGTCGCAACAAAAGCTTTACTGGCACGCGCTGATGCATCTCGTAGTTTACTTCTTACTTGACCTGTCGTTAATGTCTTTTTGCCATAACCATCGTTATTAGTTGACTGATCTACTTCATCTGCTAGTCCTGAACCTTGGTCGACTTTTACTTTTGCAACACCTTTATCTGATTTATTCAAATATGAATCAAGTAAACTATCTGTAGGAAGCGCTGTAGCTTTAGGATCTACTGGTTCTGCAGTATGTGTTGTGGATGTTAATGTTCCACCACCAGCACCCGGTCCAAGAGGAGCTGAACCCGCCTGATCGGCCGCTTCGGCAAATGATGCTTTACCTACAAGAGAACCATGGAATGTTGTGGCATGCATAGATGTCGCATTCACTCGTTGAGTATATGCAGTGTTTGTTGTAATAGTATCTGTTGCTGTTATTGAATGTCCAGTGTACATATTATAGTTGTACATCACGATGTTCTCGCCACCGATAGTTCCGGTATCACCAAAGACCGATAAACTAGTTGCCGCAATATTAATATCAGGAGAAGACGTGCTTGCTCGAGTTTCGGAAGACATCTTAAGATCGCCACTGCTCGAATACGTTTGATTGCCGTCGACCGTAAGACCCCAGTTTCCCTTTACAATTTCATTTCTCCCATTTAATGTGGTATTTGTCATAACACCTTTTGTTGTCTGAGAGGCATTGCCAATAACATTTAAGTTATCGTTTCCATATACTTTTTTCCTACGATTACCTGTCACTGTTTCAATAATATCACCAGCAACTTCTACATTCATGTCACCTTGTACTTTAAGAGTATAGTCACCAGATACATCTAGATTTAGATTACCGTTATGCTGAATATCAGCATCTCCTTCGACAAGTAATTTGGAATCACCTTGAAC